CTTGAGATAGCTGCTGATCCTCTGTTTTTGGTGGCGAGAGGAATGTTTCGGTTTCTGTATTGAACACAGAGCCGCCACCAACATTCAGCCAAGGGCTTTGCCCTTCCGGGTATAGCCTGCCTAGGAGCTTTGAAGGGTCTTCGTCGTAGCTCCCAAGGTTGGCTGCGGCTGAGTATGCGGTCTTTTCTTGCGGCGACAGATTGCTGGAATTTACTGCCGAAACAAGACCGGCTCTTGCCGCAGTTCGTGCGGTAGCATCTGCAATGCGAGCCTGCTCGATGGCGGCAGCTCTCTCCTCTGCGGTCTCTGCTCTCCTGCCTGCGGCTGCATTAATTTCAAGGTTCTGTTGAGCGCCCTTTGTTTCCAGATCAATGAGCTTCGACTTCTGCTGCTCCTCAAGAGCCATTGCAGCAAGCTGTGCGCCTTGCGCTCCTAGACCCATCTGCTGAAGCATTTGAGTGGTTTGAGATACACTTGCAGGGTCTTGGGGATTGAATCGACTGAGCGCATCCTGGAGCCTCTCAGAGGTAGATCGAACATCCCTACCCAAGAGACCACCCACTCCTCTCTGGAGGGCTTCAGTTCGACGACCCTGTAGTTCAGCCATAGTCCCTACCAAAGGGGCTGCTGCTGTAGCTAGACCTGTTAGCTGGGATACTGCGTTCTGGCTTCTTGCAAACCCTTCCGCCATCTGTCTTTGTTGCTTCTGTTCAGGAGACTCAAGAATGTCTTGGAACAGAGAGGTGATATTTATAGCCATTTTAGTGTCCTATAGTCTCTGTTAGTTTCGTGGGCCAAACAGTTCAGCGAGTGTATACGGAATACTGAATGTGTTTTGATTAGTCTTTGTTCCTCCAGTTTGCCCTGCTGCAAGGAGATCAAACAAACCCTGAAGCTGCTGCTGTCGCTGGGCATTAATCAAAGACTCAAGGTTGGTCTGAGTAGTAAGACCCTGTATTCCAAGGTTTGACACAGCCTCTGTACCGCCTGCCTGAAGGGCTGACTGGATTCGTGAGAGATCAACAGAAGGACTCAAAGCATTAAGTAATCCAGCCTGTGGAGTATAAGCACTCTGGAGGAGGTTAGGGATAGCCTGAGTAGCCCCAAGGTTTTCTCGCAACATTTGATCCAAGGCTGTTGCTCTTTGGGTGGACAGTTGAGACTGCTCTGCTCTTGCCTGCTCCATTGCACTAACAGCGGATGCTGCCTGCTGTTCTGCAATAGCCTTCTCTAGGGCTAGGGCTTCTGGAGTTCCTCCGAACATAGATGTTCTTACACCGAGTCTGCCTTGGTTTGCCAGTCTCTGCTCAAGCTGAAGTCTTGCACGTTCCTGCTCTGGAGCCTGCATGGCATTAAGTCTGCCGTAAATGTCAGCCTCTCTAGTCTGTTGATCCTGGGCGTTTCCAGTCAACAAATCCATGAGAGTCTGCTGGCGACCGTATCCAATACTGCCCGCAAGCTCTCCGGTAACACCTAATAGTTGTTTCTGAAGAGCCTGTTCTTGAGGAGTAAGGTTTAGATTAAGTCCTCCTGAAGTATCAGCAGCAGCAGTAGCACCAGTGCCAGAGGTTACAGTGAATGGTTTGAACTGCATTCCCTGTTGAACTGAGCTAATCAGACCTTGAGGAAAAGCCCCTGCAAGAGTCGGACTACCTGTTAGTCCTTGCATTAGCCCAGTCTGGGTATTCCTGATATCAGAGATTCCCTTTTCTGTAGCTACGGCCCCGCCAATACCAGCGAGTAAATTACCGTACTGATTAGTAAATCCACCCAGTGCTTGCTGCAATTCTGCCAATGTCATGTTTCTCTCCCACTAAATAATTTTGCCTACAAGCGCCTGAATGTTAAGTTCCTGAATGGCAATTGAGTTGCCATCTATCGTTGTTTCCAATCCAACTGACACCGCAGTTCCTTGCCCGTTAGCATTTACTTTCTCACGGTTAATCAGGGTAATAGAGGTGGAATACTCCGCCCCTTCGTTGTACTCCGATTCTCCGTACTGAGCCACACTAGTAGCGGGAAGTGTATAAGATCGCTTCTTGTAAGCAGTGGCGTAGTCATAGGCCCAGCTCAAGGTTACAAGTGCGTCTGCCCCATTGAATGTCGTGACATTAATCTTCTTTAGAAACTTGAGAGTAGAAGAGTTGCCAAAGGTTAATGGGTGACTGGAGTAAGTCAAAACATAGGTAGCCGTATCATCATTAAACCCAGAGTATGTCGAGATACCGATTGAGGTTCCTATGTAAAGAGTGTCATCTATAAGGTTCGTAAAGCATAACGCCCCCATTGATGTCCATGTAGTAACCCTGTAACTGCCATCCTCAAGCTGTCTCTTGGTATCAAAGACGTAACTAATGTCCTGATTAGGAAACAGGGTAATAACAAATGCTTCAGTAGGAGAGTAATGAACCTGAATATTCCCAGTTTCATTAGAAATAATTAGCTTGATGTCTTCATCTACGTTTTTTGATATATCCCCAAGTGGAGCAGATTTCTCTTGGATAGTCCTGGAGAGGCTTCTAACCCCTGACTTATCCAAGAACACCAAGTCTTTACCAGTAGATGTCACTGCGTCTCTACTAACGCAACCAATACCCAATATGGTGTCATGAAGGGTCATCGTAGAAGGGTCACTAGCTCCCTCATATATTACGATTGACTCCTTGCCAAAGATAATCAGAAATCCGTTATGTGCCGCAAGGGCTACGATCTCATCATATCCGTTAGGCCAGACCTTGGTGATATCAATAGAACCTGAGCTACCTCCACTCCACTTAACACCCTCAAGAAGGTCAGACCAGAAAATCGTAGACTTGTTGGTAGTCGTATCGGCAACCCAGAGTCTTCCGAATGCAGCTAGTGCTTCGTGACCATTGGGAGCAGTGCCATTGTACCCAGGGTGCGCCGTGATAACAGAAAGCGGGGTTGTAGCAGTAGAATACACCAGTGGAACATACCCTCTTTGGAACAGGTAGATATGCTCATTAAGGGTGACCATCTTCCAGTTGTCTGCGGTAATCGTATAAGCAGCAGGGGTGACATCAACAAGGGTTGTGGTCCCGGTGAATATCTTGTTATTACCCGCAGAAAATATAAGCGTTGCCCCTGAATCATCACGAAACTGCTTGATAGATTTAATCCCGGCAGAACTACCCAGAACTGCTGGGCCATTAGTCGTAAGAGCCTTAGCCCCCTTTCGTGCAGCCACCCTTCCCTGTTTGTCTATGACACAGTTATCGGCAATAGCACAAAAGCTAGGGTCTTGGGACAGGGGCGCATCTTGGGTGTTGATGCCCGCAAACCCAGGGGCCGTAATCGTTATGTTCTGAATCTGCTGTGCCATAGGATTCCTAGACGACTACATATGCGGTTTCAGTTGGAAAGTAGTTAGCATCAATAGCAATGTAATCCGAAAGAACCCTGTCGGCGTATACCATCTGCTCCTGCGCTGACTGTCCTCCGCTCTCTCCCCGCTCTCTTAATGCCATAGCGTAAGTCAATTGTACCACTGGGTTATAGGGGATCAGCAGGACATCCGCATTTGCGCTAAGATCATCTTGAGGGTATACCCCGTCAACCCTAAGTGCATACACAGCATCAGGCTGTGGGTAGAGCTTAATCTTTATATCCCCATTACCGTCAATCCCAATCCTAGTAAAGTTGGTAGGTGAACCGCTTAACACTTGGCTTCTGTAATAGGCTTGGTTAAAGAAGTTCATATCCCTAAACGTAATGTTTAAATTGGATGTGTCATTAACAATGGCATTAATGATGGGATTGCTTCCACTTCCAGTCACTGAGTATTCGCTTGTGCCTGGGGTTGTATTGATTAGCTTGGTAGATCGAAGGGCTGACCATGAATGGGAGTTCTCGATCTGAGACTTAGCGTCATTGACAAAAGCTCCAATCAAAGAGGAGTAGTCATCAAACTCTACTGTATCTACTGCATCCTCGCGCAGTCTTTTAAGGACTGCATTTACAATCTGCAAATAGGTCATGCTCTTGTCCTCATTACCAAATCAAATAGTCCGCTGACCTTGTTCTCTGCTTCAAATAACTCTGGCTTAAATAATTGTGATGCAATAGGGGTGGAGTTAACAAGACTTGTAAGCAGTCCAGACTTTCCATCCTTCCCATCTTTTCCGTCTCTGCCATCGGTTCCAGCAGTGCCTGTAGCACCAGTAGTTCCTGTAGTGTCTGTCCCAGTAGTGTCTGTCCCTGTAGTGCCTGTCCCTGTAGTGTCTGTAGTGCCTGTCCCTATAGTGTCTGTTCCGGTAGTTCCTGTCCCAGTAGTGCCTGTTCCGGTAGTGCCAGTTCCAGTAGTGCCTGTTCCAGTGGTTCCTGTTCCAGCAACTTGAGCATTATAATCGCCAATGGCTTTTTCAATATCGCCAATGGCAACGCCAGATTCCTTAGCAACATCTTCGGAAGTCTTATTAAGAATCTTCATTAAATCAAGAACACCCTTAGCACCATCCCTCTGGAAGATGTCAGCCCATTGAGTAGGTGTTGCCTGAGTGTTTTCGGTTGAGGTCTTTCCCCACTCACCGAACTTGCCCTGCATTTCAGTTGAGCTGAGAACCTGCCCGTCTTTGTAATCTCCGGTTGTCGGCTTAATTGTCTCGATACCACCAACCTGCCTGAACAATCCAGCGCCTGAGTCATATACCCATTCCCCAAGAACAGAGGAGCCTGATGTAGAGCCTGATGTAGAACCTGATGTAGAACCTCCACCAGAGCTAGATGTAGAGCCTGAACGGGCCTGGCCTCCAGTAGTGGTAGGCATAGCTACTGGAAACATCGGATTGGTTCTAGGGAACGGCTTGCCATTTAATATCACCCAGTAACGACCGGTATCAACGTCTCGGACATTATTCTGCGAATCTAGCACGTAGCCTTCGGGGAGTGTGGCATCTTTACTCGCAGAGGTAGTATCAACGTAAGGGTTCTGCGCTAGCTCCAGTGCAATATCGGTCATACCAAGTTTGGAGGCTTGGTCAAACAACGCTTGATATTGAGCCTCGCGCCCTTCGGTATCCCCGGCCTGGACCTGCCCTTCGGTGCTCTGTAGGAGGTTATACAGCGAGTCAACTAACCCTTCTGGAGTCTGCGGAACCGCCGGACCCCAGTCTTGCAGTTTGCTGTTTTTTCTCCCCATCATCCAGTTCGCAACTGTCGAAAAAAGAAAGCTCGCGGGATCAATGCCGAATAGTTTAGTGCCAGCGTCTGCCGCGCCAGCTAATTTCGTAGCCGCTGACGCTGCGTTAGTTGCTTTAAATGTTCTATCCAAGCCTTGCGCGAGGGTGGCAAAGTTCTGAAGGGAATCTAACACATCAGTATTAGCCCCAGCAGATAACAGTGGATTGCCAGTAGAGCTTTCGTTGGAGGTAAGGGGATTAGATAGGGGGTTCTGCTGGATAGCCTGGTTGTATCTATTAATGGCTGCATTAGGATCAATCCCAAGGGCTAAGGACAGCTCTAATGGGTTGACCCCTGCCTGCTGCATTGCCTGAGATATATCAACATCCGTAGCGTTAGGATTAGCCTCAGACCATTGGGCGAATGCTTGAGCTAACTGATCTTGAGGAATAGCCATATTTTTACCCTACGATAAGAAAAGTGCTCGTTCTGCTTCGCGCCTACGTTCTAGCCCTCTAAGGACTACACCGTTCGATTTGCGCCACTTTAAGAACTCGTCTGCCGCGCCCTCAAAGTCTCCACGATTATACTTCATTCGTAGGGTGCTGGCTTGAAGGTTGCCTAGCCCAACATTAAAACTAAAACTGACAATTGCGTCAAAATGGCTGTCGTTATCAGCAGCAGCAGGACATAGTCGAAGTACCCCAGCCTCAAATCTCTGTAAATCTTCCTGAAGAAGAGCGTCAATTTCGTCAGCATCCCACACCCTGTTATGTTCCGGCTTGAGTGGATACGCAGGTCTTTCGTCGGCCTTGAGTCTAGCTTGCTCTGGGTACAGGACATGGCCGTAACCAATCGTCCAGAGCTTGGCTGGGCATAAATACGGGATGTTATGACACCCCTCGAAAGCCTTTATCAGATCGCTCATTTCTTGTTGAAAGCCTGACTGCCAAACCAGAAACTAATGATCGCCGCAAGGATAGCCATCTCATCATCACTAAAGACCATGTCCATCGCGTCAGCAAATGCGACCCCAGTGCTGTAGGCGTACCAAATACCAGCAATGTCTACCACGATCAACAGACCAACAAAGAGGTACGTGACCATTGGTCTAACGCTGCTTCTGAGGTTAATGACCCACTGAGATGCGCCCTCACCGATCTTCATGTCATGCTTGTACATGGCAACCTTTTCTTGGGCCTGTGTCTGCATGGCAACCTGTTCGGTCTGGAGAGCCACCTGATCTGTCCGAATCTCCTCGACCTTGGCCTGGGCAATAAAGCCCTCTTTAGCTAAGGCAATCTCACGCTCCTGCTGTGCAGCCATCAAAGCCAACTCATGCTTCTTGTCTGTGCGGTCCTGAAAGAAGTCGAGGACTTTAGGCAAACCACCAGAGGCGAATCCCAGCAAACTTGATACTAGACTTAACATTTTATTACCTCAGATTTTCAATAAGGCCAGCAACAAGCCAGAGGAGGGCCGCTAATAAGGCAGCTATCGCAACGACTGCCGCGATATTTAGAATAAAGTTTTTGATCTTGCGCCTTCGATTGTGTTCGGCGGTTCTTCGATTACTACTGATCTTCGCACGGTCTCGCATCATCGCCGTGTATTCTTCGACGCCGTATCGGTAGACGATTAGCTCGCGCAGTTCGCGCTCCTGCTGCTCGATCTTCTTTCGGCGCATCAAATTCGCCATTGCCTCTTGTTCAACTGACCCGCTGTACAGGAGTTTTTTAAACAGAGGTGGGTCTTTAGCTTCTTCTTCAGCCGCCTTTACATCTGCAACAGCACCAAACCAGGTGCCCAACTGTCCGCCCAAGTCCTCAATCTCACGACCCATCTCAATGCCACGCTTGATGGCATTGTACGCAGAGGACGCTATTGCAAAGGCTGAGACAGGATCAATCATTACTCGTTCCCACCGTTGATCTTAGACCACGCTCCAAGCATTAAGATGCCCAGAACAAAGAGAGTCCCCGCACGCGCAATGGTCTGCCAGATAGTTTTCTTCATGCCACGCCAATCGGTAATCAATGAGCGAAGGTCTCGAACATCATTACCCGCGTCATCATCGTGCAGGCCGACTTCTTTGAGGACTGACTTCATTTCTTCTCGGATGATTGAGCGTAGGGCTATCTCGTCAATATTCATCGGGTCATTACCTCCACGGGCAGCTCTACAATAGTAAGTCTCGTTTTAAACGCTTTGCTCTGTATCTCTTTAACGTGCTCGATGGTCGGCTTACTGAAGTTAATAACTCGGTAATCGTAGTGCTTGGGGCGCACAAAAAGTGAGTTAGTGTCCTTGTACCGACTGGAAGATATTGTGTCCATCCACACCACAAAGTCAGCGTTAAATGCTTCACGAGTTTCATCGGTTGGACAGACGAAATCAGCTATTACTGCCTCGCCCCAACGTGAGGACAGGTTGCACAAGTGGCCCATACGTCTTGCCTGCTCAATACGATCTTCAGGGCTAAAGCCTAAGTCTTTGTTGATGTTCTCACGAATGTCGTCAGCGTTGAAATGGGTGCAGCGCAGCTTCTCAGCCAGCACTCTTGCTAATGTAGTTTTTCCACTACCCGGCAGGCCCATGATTAGTATTTTCATATTGTTAGCCCGTCGTTTCGTTTAGTGGTTCTGCCCTCTAAGGCTCGACCTTTGATGGTTGTTTCTTCTCTGCTCTCGAACACATTATAGGCGTAGACACCCATCTGGTGAATGGGGAACAGGTCAGCACGAACCAGCATATCTAAGGAGGTACAAATACCCATCTTGATAACGTAGGACAGCAGGTTCTTGGCGACAGCCGGGTCAATTGCATACGCATGAGCACGGCACAGGAAGTGGTAGTTCTCACCTTCAGTCGCGTGTGGTGGTGTAGCAGATACCTGCCAGTTAAGTTTGACCTGCTCGTGCGAGCCTAGATAACAGATTGAGTTGAACACAGCGTGTTGCGTGTAGGGCTGCAACATCAGCGAGTCATGCTCCAGAATCACCAGAGGCTTGTCTTCAAGAACACACTTTGCCCAAAGACTTATGTGGGATAGCGCACACGCTACTTCGCCACGGGTCAGGTAGTGATCTGTGACCTTGATACAATCCATGATGACGTTGTGGTGATTGGGTTCTTTAATACCCTCACCCGTACCGTCATAGGCATCCCAGAACTCGTAAGGCTGGCCCACTTTCTCGCATGACACTGCACACCGCTTGGCTTTCTCTTCCGAGGCAGCGT